GTTAACTACATTAAGAACATCATGAGAGAACTCATCGTATATCTTTCTGTTAATAGCATATTCAGACATACTGTTATTAGGATTTAACAAGCGTATTATCTTTTCATCCGCATACAATTCACGACAGAAGTCTAATACAACCTTACCAAGAATAGTAAGACCAGTTTCAATAATCTGCATTTTGTTTCTTAGTTTTCTCTGACCGAATTCATCCATAGCGATAGTAGCTCTATAGGTAGCAGGAGCTTGCTGACCATTACCCATCATAGATTCATATATACCGAATTCATGGTCTATATCGTTTTTATAGGTGTTATCAAGTGCAAAGAGTTGATTAGGTATTGGTAATGGTAATACAGGTACAGGAGCTCCACCTTCAGTTAAATCAACTTCATGGATAGAACCTGGTATAGTCCATCTCTTTTCCATTTCCTTAACATCAGCTGAACCACGATTAATAAGCAGTTTAGAATTAGTAGAGAGAGAAGCATGAGAGATGATAATAGAATTAATTTTGTTTAATGCTCTTTGTTTATCCTTAACAATTCTGACATCACTCATAGGGTAAGGAGAACCAGTATGAATATTACAGTAAGGGATTATTGGATAATCTTCTGTGTTAAGGATTCTTTCATACAAAGTAGTAGCACCAACAACACAAATCATTTTAACACGCTGAGTAGTTATTTCAACAGTCTTAATAAGTCCTGCGTTAACAAGGTCTGAAAATGTCATCTGGGTAATAGATGGAGGTTCAGGCATAGCGCTTGCTAACTCAGCAAACTGAGCTTCATCCATCTGACCTTGCTCAACAGCCTGTTTAGCCATTTCAAGATTCTGCATAGCCTGATTATAAGCCTGTAGAGTCATTTGAGCCAGTTCACGAGCCTGCTGTTCATTGGCATATATTTTACCATTGATAGCCCATGCAGGTCTTTTAACATACTCATTATATTCATCATCTGTCAGCACTTCTTCTCTACCGGAGAACTGTTCAAATACAGCTAATCTTTTAACTTGTATTTTAGTATATCTTTCATAGTATCTGACATATTCACTAAAGTCATCTTCTCTGTCCACTTCCACTTCATCAGGCATAAATAGTCTGTTTTCGTTAGCAAGGTTAGAGCCTGAGTAGTCATCTCTTTCAGTGCCGGTAGCATTAGCAATTGCTTTCTTAAATTCAGGGTATATTCTTTTTAGCAAGCCTTTAGTATATTTACGGGATATGATAATATCAGAAGCGTCTTTAAAGAATCTATCTCTTGAATTAGGGTCAACATAAACATCTTCAACAGCCAGTCTGTCTATCTTAACTTCACCTCTGCCTAAGTCAGCCTGAGGGTCAATATAAGCGTACCAGTATCCAACAGACTTGCTAACCATATCATCGACAATATCAGCGTGTTTCATATCTGCTTCAGATATTTGCCATACATACTGAAGTAATCCATTAAGAGCCTGAGCTAACTGGTTATCAGAATCTTCACGAGGTGATACCCTAAAAGAAGGTCTGTTACTGGTTAGCATTGCTTTTTCCATTTCAATAGCAGGATGAATTCTGTTAATTGAAACAACAGGCTGTCCTTTAGCTTCCATTTCTTTTACTTGGTCATTAGTCCACTGGTTACCATATCTGAACTGATTATCTTCATCGACTCTTTCAATCCAATCACTTCTTTGGATATCAGCGAACTTGTTAAACAGGTTAATTGTTTCAACAGCAGTTTTATCAACTTGTTCTTTAGTATAGTTTAAATCCATTATTTCCTCCTGCCTTTACACAGTAAATCATAAGCACATCCAATCCAAATTATTTTTCTTTTTCTTTTTCTTTGTAACAACAGAATCTTCAATCCGGTGATACGGTTTTTTAGCACGAGACATAGCATTCCATATACTGTCAATCTGGTCATCATGCGAACCACGTGGAAATGATACAAATTCTTTAACAAGGTTTATCATACTTGCTTTGATAAAGAATTTACCAGAAGCTATAATAGGCACTAATGAAATAATCCTTTCAGACTTAGAAGTTCTAACCTTTAGTCCGACTTCAATACCGGGTATCCATAATCCTTTTTCTTCACACAGTCTTTTAACCGATACTCTCATTGTTTCCTGATAAGCTACAGTTTCAATAGCCACGTTATTATGATGATATCTCAGATAGTATTCAACCAGTTTATCAGGATGGTATGCAGGATTAGACTTCATGCTTGTTACATCAATTACATAGGATTTGTTACCAAGCGTGTGAGCTATAGTACAGAACACAGTATAGTCAGCTTTAACAGATACAGTACTTGCTAAGTCAACTCCACAGGTAACATAACATGGTATCTTTTCAGAATCAGAGACCAGATAATGCAGGTTATTTTCATAGACTAAATCGTAGTTATGATGCTTAAACCACGCTTCTTTAAATGGTGCATCATCAGGTGATTGTGGCATGTTCATATACTCTTGATAGAAACCTGATGGATTAAGCATTTCTTCATAATAGAGTTTCTTAGCATTAATCCATTCCATAGGATATCTGTCTTCCCATAGAGGTTTACCTTCATCGTCTATAATAGCATATTCAAGAGTAGTCCAGACAGATGAGTTCTTAGCTACCATCATTAAACAATCATCAGCTATAACGGTACCAATCATCACTATTTTACCATCAGGAGTAAGAGTAGGTTCAATTGCATTGGTAATCCAAGCCCTGTTAGCAACACGAGATTCAGGAGTCGCACCATTGTTCTCAGATTCAATATCATCAAGGATAATTAAGTTAGGTCTTGTATGTCTTTGAATCACACCACGAGGTTTCTGACCTGTACCCATCGCTTTAATACGAGCCCCATTGGCAAGGATAATATCATCAGCCTGCCATCTTTTAGCAGTCGCTTCACCTAAATCACCGAAGTAATATTTAATCTTCATATTGTCAGTTAATTCAGCTTTAATACGGTCTAAGAAGTTTTTAGCCTGCCCTTGAGATTCAGATATGATAAGGATATATGGTATTTCTTCACCTTTAGTACATACCTTCCATAATGGTAAGAAATAAGATGCAATAGAAGATTTAGCTGAACCACGAAAGGACAGTATGTTAAGTCTTGTAATTTTCTTATCCTGAATATGATTAGCAATCTCATAATGGAAATCAGGTGATTTGTTTGATAATGCTTCAGGTGAACATACCTTAATGAATGACATCATATCCATATACATAGCAAGTTTGATAACCTGCTTTTCAGAATAATGAGGATATGTTTTTCTAATAGAGGTTAGCAAGTCTTGCATATATAATCCAGTGCTATCAGTGATACAACAGCTATAAAGAACAGAATAACAGATACAGGCTTGTTAAGCAGATAAGTCTTAATCCAGCCTACAGCATACATCTGATTATGACTAAACCATTCTTTCCTTCTTAAATGACAATATAACAAAGCGTATGGTAACCAGTAAACAAAGTATCCAATCACAATAAATAAACAAGACCATACAGGCTTATATGTACTCACAGACATAAATGCAATGAACAGTCCTATTGGCTCAAACCATCCGTAGAAATGTATTTGATTAGGGTTAGCAAGCCAAGCCCATCTTGGTTCATTATTACGTTCCATAAAGATACAGGCTTGCTGGGTAGCTCTTGCTAAGCCATATATTATCATGCCTAAGATAAACATGTAAATCATTCCAGCTCCTTAGTTTCTTCTTTCTTAAGCTTAACAGTTTGTTTAGTTTCATTTAGGGTTAGCATATCTTTGTGATAATCAATCAATTCAACAGTATCAGTTTTAGTTTCAGTATCTTTATCATGAAATCCAGCCCATTCAGCAGTTTCTCTAATTAGGTCAACAAAAGCTTTAGGGTTATTATTTCTGGTACACATATTCTTAGCTTCAATTGCCCAATCAATGATAAGGCTTGGGTCAAGACCTTTGTCAGCTAAAGCTTCTTTAACAATTTTAGTAGCCATCTCTCTTGTTCCTTTCGTGTTAATTATTCTATTAACCTGCCTTCTTCTGCTGAGAGCAGGGTCATTAGCAAAGTATTGTGTAATCTGGTCTGTATTACAGCCTGATGCTAACAGGTGAGCAATAATTACCTTCTTGGTAAGGGGTACATCATTGCTTGAATTTACCAGTTCAGCAGGTTTATTATTTAAATCCAGATAGATATCCAGGTTTGAAGTATATGTATTGGTTAACTTGTTCTTAATCATACATACCCTTTCGCCTATGCCTGTGATTACCATAATCTTAAATGTAATGTTAAATATACCGAACAAAGCTCCTACCCAATTATCAGCAAACAATAGGTAGCAAGGGTATTTAATAGCTGTATAATCAACAGTTCTGTAGTCATGGTATTCAATACCAAGTTTATCAGCTTCTTCTACTGAATATGCCATACGATATATCTTATCATCAAACTTGATAAGAGCTTTATCAAGCCCTATCTTATCAGTAACAGTAAGCAGTTTAGAACATACATTCTTAACAATATTGGATTCCTCACCTGTTTTAATAATCTCAACACTTTTCCATTTCTTAAGGAATTCATCTTTGTTCATGCTAACTCCTGCAATGTCTTTTAACAAGTGCTAAATATTCATCATAGTTGTCAGCAATCCAGTTATAATTATCCAAATCAATTTGAGTATCAAGCAAAGCTTTATCTTTCTCAGGTGAATCAGGTGAATTAGCTAAATATTCTAACCTTGCTAACTTGGTAGCAATAAGAGCATGTATAATCAACAAATCCATACCAGTAGCGTTTATACCATACCTTGTAGCAATAATGTTACCAGCACGCTTAAATGAGTTCCCATACAACGATATCCTGTCTATAATAACTTCTTTATTTACTGACATAATCTCTCCCTATATTCTTTCTATATTCAATAAACTGGTTAGCAAGCAGTGATAAGTGTTCACATTCTTTGTCTATATTGTATAGCAGTTCAATACACAATTCTATTTGTTCAAGAGTACTCATTTTAAGAGCATCCTTAAATAACCTGTTTGACTCCATTCCTTTTGAGTAGCAGAACATCTTAACTGAATTATCACACATAGTAGCCATACATTCAACAATCTTGTCCATAATGTACTCCTGTAAATAATGCTGTATTCTTTTTAATTTCAGGGTACATACCTGACACAGCGTATACCCCATATATCATATCTTTAAATTCTTTAACAGCGTTAGCAAGCTCAGAGACAGATTCACAGCTACTATCCAGCATACATAGATTCAAGAGCTTGCTAACCAGTAAATCAAATGATTTAAAGTAGAACTCTTCTGACTTGTATTCAATAACAAAGCATGAGCTTAGAGAGTATATCCTTGTCTTACTGTTTATTCTTATATCCACTTATTAAACCTTTCCAGTAGTCTGTTCTTTTAATGGTAACAACAAACTCACTCTTTTCATTATCACAATAATAAAATAGAGAGAAAAGAAGGTTATCACCATAAGTAATATATTCTACCTGATTAGCCACTATCATTTTGCAGTTATTGACAAGATTAGTAATTGATGAGTTAGCAAGTATCAGATATACCTTTTCCAGTTCTCTTTCTCTCATACTGGCAATAGTATCATTCAATTCATTCGCTTTGCTGTTCTTCAGGGTAAACACGTTTCCTCCCTACTTTTATAGTCTTTAACCATCTATCAGACCTTGTTATTCTAATCTGTTCAGGTGAAGTAGTATAAGACATAGAGAACATCAGCCAATCTTCCAGATAGACTTCCTTACATCTGTTATACACTTCAACAGCAATATTTTCAGCAAAGTATTCTATATCGTTACAACAAGCTATTCTAAGTATTTTTTTCAGTTCATCAGACATACGCTTGTTAACCTTATCTCTCATAGCCATACACGCATACTTGCCCATGTCATTATCCTTATATTAGTTTATTTATTGCATTTATATTCTCAATATGGTTTTCTATCAGTCTATTGAAGTTAGCAAGCAGTTTGTTCAATACTATGTCAACTTCAGTTCTCAGCTTGCTTGCTAATTCAATCAGTTCATCAGGACTCATCTCACTTTGATTCATTCTGCTCTCCTTTGTTATATTTGCTTTCAAATGTACCATCAAGCCAAGACTGTAATATCTCTCTCATACGCTTAGATGGGATATAAACACTTATTGGTTCGCCTTTTCTTACTCTGCTTCTGAATATCCATTGTATCATTTCACTTAAAGCGAATACCTCATCATTTGTTTGTATCCCTTTTGAGATAAAATATCTTTTAACTGATGGGTGTTCGTACTTGTTAATCAGGTAAACACAAACTCTTCTATCAGAATACAAATTAGTAGCTCTAAGCTTGTGTTGAACAAAGCTACCAGCATAACCCTTGCCTGCTAACTTATCTTTAAAAGATTTAAAGGTAGTCCAGATTATCTCTTTAGACTTAGCTTTTGTAATGTTAGCTACAAAGTTGTATGTATTGTTAACAATTCTCTTTAAAACAGTACTATCAGCAGATTCAAGCCAAGTTTTAGAGAAAGCTGACCTTTCATTACCAACAAAATTAAGATTACCACCCTGAATATCAATTAAATCAGCATAAATATCACCACAAATAGCAAGTTCGCCTTCAACAGGTACATAATTGTCCATATAGTAGAAGTTTAAGTTAAAACCATTAGCTTTTAGGTAGTTATACATTGTTTGTTGCTTGAACATATAGGTTAAAATCATAATATTATTGAATGATTCAAGGATATTAGATGGAAATTCCCAAACAATAGTTGAATTATCAATGCTAACTATTCTGTTTTGACTAACAAGTTTAAGAATGAACTCAAACTTACCCTTATACCCATCAGCATTTTTACCAAGCTTAACTTCACCAAGCTCATTTATCTCTATTGTATCAGAGTTAACAAGCATTTGCCTGTCTTTTATACTTAAATCCACATTATTTACTACATCAAGTACTTCATCAAGTATAAGCTCATATCCACCTTCAAGTATTTTCTGTCTTAAACTTTCATCAACATAAGTAAACATAGCGTGAGTGCTAACAATGTTGTAACCCTGTAGCACCAAATCAACAAATGATGAGTATTTTCCACCATATTTCTTGTCTTCAGGCTCTTTAAATCCACTACAGCTTTTAAGAATTCTTTGTACTTCATCAAGATATGGTGTTATAAAAATGAATCTCTTATCCTTGCTGTTATTGATATAAGAAATAGCATATTCAGTCTTCCCACTCCCACATCCTGAATCAATAACTGTAATATCTTTCATGTCCATCTCCTTATAAAAACAATATAATCAAAAAGGAAATTTTGTCAAATTATTTTTCCTAAATATGTAAAAAAATATAGCCATTTCCTAAAACCGTTTTTAAGTCATTGTAAAATAGTACTTTAATTTTTTTTTCACCAGTAGGGGGTACCTTATATTTCCTAAGCAGTTTATTAGAGGAAATCCTCTTTCCTTTCAGGAAATTTTATTTCCTTTTCCTACAGTTTTACTCCTCTTGTTAACAAGCATTCTCTCTGTATAGCTTAGCTTATTGCTTAGCTACTTCCCTGTCTGTAGCTCACGCTATGCTACAATTATTTTAACAGTTACTTAGCGGGGGACGCTGTCCCCCCTAAGAACCCCCCTGTTATTGTCTATAACCTGTAGTATAGCTTGTCGACTAGTATACCCCTTAGCCTTTCTACTAAAATATTTTTCAATATATCAATCAAGCCATTCCTACAAAGCTTGCTTGCTAACCTGATAAAACCGTTGAGACAACTCTGTTAACAAGCAGGAGTATAACTTGTCATCTACTGTAGCATAGCCTGCTAAACAGCTTATAACACAGCTTACACACAAGCTTGTCGACAAGGTAGAAGTACATCTCTTGCTAACTCTATAACATAGCTTGTAGTACAGCTTGTAGTATAGCTTGTCGACAAGGTAATAGTCATAACTGAATACATACTGATGCTTAGCAAAACAATGCGTATGAGAACAGAACCATAGGGAATATATTGTAGAGTATGTGTGTGAGATTAAGCCATAGAAAGCAATAGCTAGACTGTGAGTAAGAGATATATATTAACATCCCTCCCCTTCCATTTTGAGTGCATACGCTTAACAATTACGTTGAGTGAAATTCAAATGCACTCTGTCTCAACCCCCATGGAGGATATTATGTCAGTCAAATTAATCTGTATAGCTGGATATGCTAAAATCCAGCTAAATTCCAGCAACAGCTTTAGCACAATCATTAATTGTGGTCAGGCTTGCCCTGACTACGATACATTTGATACAGCTGATGGAGCTGTATCACATTGCGTAAAAGAACTGCTATATGCAATGGCGAAGCAAAAGACTGCACAGGACAGCTTAGCTGTCGCTGTGTCAGACCTACCTGCAGGAATTACTGCAGTGTTTGATTAGAATGTTTGGCAGGTGAGCTTAACAGCTTACTTGCCTTCATTCTTTTTTTTTAGTCGTTCTCAATAAGGCTTGTATGTTAACATAGCTAACGCACTAAGCTTATAGCTTAACATGCATAGCTATCGATTATAGCCTTTAGGGACTAATTACAAGCACGCAGTAGCAACTAAGCAATAATCAGTAAATTACAAATGCACTCTGGCTGTAAGTCTTGAACTACTAAGGTAGCAAGCATGCCAACATAAGAAAGGACGCATTATGT